CCAAAGCTATGTCTCATAAAATCTAAAACGTCTTCAGATTTTTCCTCATAACACTTAGTGGCAACAGCAGGGTCTTTTCCCGCGCCTCCCTCGCCAATGCACAACTTATTTTCTAATTTAATAGTATTTAAATCTTGTTGCGCCGTATTAATAACCCCTAGCCTTCTGTAGCCTAAGTCATAAAATGTTTCAGCGATTCTCGAACCTCCTTGACCTGCTCCTATGAATCCGAACTTAAATGCTACGGCAGCAGCGTCTTGAATAGTATTTTTCTTTGCTTCTTCTGCGGGCGGAGGAATCAACAAGTCAGGCATGGAAATATCCACAGGCTCATTGTATAAAGACTTAACCTGACTTTCTACGACTTCTTCCTTTTCGTTATTTTCAGGAAGGGAAATGTTTTCTGTGTTAATGTTTTCGTTTTCCATGATTTTTAAAATTTACTAGCTAATAAAAGGCTTCCCAAGTATATATCGACGCCATGCTCTTCGCAAATGCTATAAACTTGATTAACTCTATCTTTATTTTTATCTTGAGGGTTCTTGCAATACGAAGAAAGACTACTCTCCCAATTTAATGGCTCTTCATTGCAGATAACAACATCACATATTTCTGCAGCTATTTCTTTTTGCTGCTTGTTGAGTCTTTTTACTTTATGTATTTTTCTCAACTCTGCTTCCGCTAAAGAAGTAAGCTTTTGGGAGAGTATCATATTTTCTTTTAGTTTATTAAAATCAAACTGAGTTGACGCTTCCCCTTGTCCAACCGGAGTTATAGTTCTGTCTTGTTGAGGAGTACCCTCTGTACCATCTGGGCGTCCCGCAGGTTTTTTAATCTTAGGATTTTTATTGCGGTTTACGTTAATATTCTCCGTTATTCTTTTACTACCCATGATAGGCTCGTAATATCCGTCGTCCTTGGCTCTTTTGAATTCTTCTTGAGATTCTATAGAGTCTTTACGGTATGGGAGCCTGTTAGTTTTTAACGAGTCAAATAACTCGTCAGCGGTTATCGCGCCTAGCTCGTAAAGTCTAGTGTATACTCGATCTTTAGTAACTGAATCTTTCAAGCTAATTTCTTGGAAGTAAGGAGTGGGATAATTTTTCAAGCCTAAAGATTTGGCTATCTTTTTAATTTCTGGAATTAAAAATTTATGGAGAAAAGCTTGACGACCTTGCTCTAATCGAGCGAGGAAGACTTGAACTTTACTTTCTTGGTTTGCGAACTTTTCTCCTCCTACGAGAATGTTATTTAAACCTAAATTTATGTCTCTATCAAATATTTCATACTTTTTAGAATCAAGTAGCTCGGATATTTTAGGAACCACAAATTCAGCTTTAGTTGTATAATCAGAAATTAAAACTCTCCCGACAGATTGGTTTTGAAATAACTCTTGCATGGCAGCAAGATTCCTTTGATTAATTCCACCCTTATCGGGATCATTACCCATTGTCACAAGTAAAATAGCTTGCTGCATTGTGCGAGCTATAGCCATATCCATCTTTTTAAGCTCACTTTTAGCGTCAATATCCTCAAGCACTGGGTATCCCATTGGAACTCCGTAAGGCTCGTAGTCTTGTTTCTTGTAAAATACAGTTATAACTCTTTCCATATCCAAGGGGATTTTAAGTCCTTGAGAAGAGCTAACATTCATATCTTTTATCTGATTTTTTACCTCTTCAGGTAGAGAGTCAAAAATAGTAAAATCTTCTTCCGAGACAGGGTTTCTTAATCTGTTAACTTCATATCCCGTCAAGTTTTTATAATAAACGGGATTATAAAAGCTTAAGTTTCCGGTAAGCCTTATGTCTGCGGGATTTAACATTACGTATTTCAATGGCAACGTAACGCTTTCATTTAATGCCTGACTCAATGAAGAAGCCCCGAAAACTTGAGTCATCTTCTTGATGTCTTCTTTTTTAACTTTTCCGTCAAACCTGTATAAAAATATATTTCCCGACCTGTAGTATTCTCTAAAAAATTGATCCTGAATACTCCATACATTTATTTTATTAAAGAAAGCTTCGAAAAATTGTCGAGACTTTTTACTGCCGTCTTTAAAAAATAATGAACCGCACGAAAACTCAGTCATTAAATCTATTACATTTCTAAACTGAGCAAAGTTATAATAAGCTTTTTGACAAAGAATTACAGCGTCCCTTACGCTTATATCACGCTCACCGCCGTAAATAGCAGAATACTTCCAAGGGATTAAGCCGTCATCAATATTTTTATACTTGTCCGTGCGCTCAATATCTGCTGCACGATTTCTTCGAGTCGAAGTTCTTTGGGTGGATAAATTAGCTGCAGTTGATTCAAAGGCCATCAAGGGAGTAATGTCCGAAGCCTTACCCGAAGTATCCTTGGTCTTAGGGGTGCTGCTATTCCCTTGATTTTTTGCTTTTGCCCTCATAATTAATATTTATTACACTTTTTTAAACCATTCTTGGTAAAAAAGTGGTAGAAAAATCTTCTTTGTTGTGTTGCATTTCAAAATAGCATTTTAATGCCCAATTAGCGAGCATTAAAGCAGTATAGTTATCTCTTCTAGCTCTATTGGCTGAAGTGCTTCTCTTTAAATGCTGCGGTAAATCAAAAGTTTGGGTTCCTTTGGCTGTGCTTTTTACCTCAATAAGAGCGCACTGCTTTTTAGTCTGGTACACTAGAGAATCTTGAATTTCAATTAAATCGCTAGTAGTTTCTGATCCGGTTAATTTTAAATTAATTAAAGAATTATTCTGTTTGTCAAAAGCTGAACCATTAGCTGTGGTTCGAGAGGCAAACCAAATTTTCTTATGATCAATGCACGCCTGAAGGTGTTCATTAGCCTTCCGAATAAACTCGCTGGTAAAGTTTTGCTTGAAGCATATTTTGTAATCACTTTTATTATATGAGGTTTTACATCTCCTTAATTCTTTAGAATACTCTATTCCGTCTTTTACGGAATCAAATTCTAAAAATTTAAGATTTATACCTGCGTTAACAAAATTCTCCGATTCATTACAGCTATCTAAGAATTGATAACCTGCATTATCAATGCATATCATTTCTACATCGAAGTTTGTTAAAACATAATAAAAATAATTTATATGATCTTTTAAATCTCCTCCAGCAACAGCATAATTATGAACTAGTGTTCCCTCTCTTCTTTCTTCGTCCATTTCCAATACTGAGATAGCAAAATAGTCAGAAGAAGGACTATTACTAAAGCTTGGGTCAATTCCTATAATATACTTTTTGCCTTTCGCTCCTTTTACGCGAGTAGTGGGCGATTCGCCGTCAGGGATAGTACACTCGTGCATTTTCTTAGCGCTAAAATAACTATCGCTACCGTCAGTGAATTGAGCGCAATATTCTCTCAGGAAAGAAGAATGGGATTGACCTCCTCCTTGAGCTTCTTCAATAATGGTCTTATCTACCATTTCGGAAGGAAGAGCTTCGTAGCCAAGTTGAGAAATAAAATATTTAGCGTCATATTCCTCACCGTCATAAATTTTGCCTAGCCACTCTTTATAAGTTTTATATAAATTTTCAAACGTATAAGAGGCAGAAGACAAAGCGATCATCTTAGATGTATTTTCGAAAGTTATTCTGTCTGCTTCTTTCATTTTTCCTGCGGCTATTAGCTTATCTTCCATTTCTCTAATCTCGATCCTCTCCTTCATATTTTGAGGAGCCACCAAGAAAGGCATAAGAACAGTTTGAATTATTTCTTCTGGTAATAAAAGATATTCATCTAATACGAGGATGTTCGCTCTAAAGCCGCGAATTTTTTCTCCACTTAGAGGAATGGCTGTGATGGTTCCACCATTAATCTCCCATTCATATTGATCGTTTCTTTTGGATGGGCGATTCGCAAAAGCTTGCTGTAAAAGCTCCGCGCCTTTTGTCTTAACTAATTTTTCTAAATTATTAAATATAAAACGAGCCGTACGAAATGTAGGTCCCGCGATTAAAATTTTCGTACCCGGATTGAAAATGCATTGTAAAAAACAAAACACAGAAGCTATGAACGTTTTACCACAACCACGACCCCAGACGCACATGGAGAAGTTTCGCGTCATCAATCCTTTTAAAGTAATTTCTTGAAAAGGCGCTAGTTTTATCCCTGATATAAGTTCGGTAGTAAAACCTAAATTAGCATTTAAAAATTTAGCTAAAGAAATGCGAGCTTCTTTATCGTCTAAATAGCCCTCAAGTTTTAGTAATTCTTTGTTAGTATTACCCGACTCTATTTTATATTTTTCTGGCGCGTACCACATTATTGAGGGCCTAATATAAGAACATTGTTAGAATTTAATTCTGCTTTATTATTGTAATACCCTTCTCTTTTAAGTTGACTAAAGCCATTGTAAACTTCGCAGCTTGGCTTGGGGTAATAATCATCGAACATCACTATGCCGTCTTTCTTTAATAAATTAGAACTAAACTTTCCATCTACATAAACATTAGCGAAATCATGACACCCATCCACATATATAACATCAAATTTATCTTCTAAAAAAGGTAATACTTCCCAAGACTTTTTTCTGAAATAAGTTACTTTTTTGCTATGTTTTTCTAAAATATTTTTTTTAAAAATTTCAAAGGTTGTCTGGTTGGTTTTTTTTCTATTTTGATTATCGGGTCTATTGTACCAATCATTTTCTAAATGCGGGTCTATACAAGTAATTTTCGAAGATTCATGAGTTAAAATTTTTTTTATAAACCATAAAGTTGATTGACCTTCGCAACTACCTATCTCTAAAAAATTTAAATTTGGAGCATTTTCTAAGTACTTCAAGCATTTAGCCATTGGCTTCCATCTACTTTCTCTAGAATGAAAATTAAAATAAAATTCTCCCCCCAACCAGCTTGTAAATGTATTTTCCATTTATAGAATTTTTTTATCATAAGCTAATTGAAGGTCGATAGATTTATAAATGCAATTAGATAAAAATATCTTTTCGCTTACTCTAACGGCCTCTTTTCTACCTTTGACAAAAAGAAATTGTACATAAGGATACTGTTGTATTATTTTCCGTACATTATGAAAAATAAATTCTGGGGTAGCTTTTATTTTTTTAGAGATATGAGGTAAGAAAGGAAAACTCAAAGCCTTACTCAAACTTTCCTCTACTAATATAATTAAATTTGCATCCTGCTCTCCGGCCCTTTCTATTTCTCTGCAGAATCTTTCATAGTTTAAGGTGCTTAAGGTAGAAATGAAATCAGCCAAAGACTTTCTTTCTATGTAGCAATTGCAGGTCATTTCTTTATCGTTTAATGTATAATCTCCAAATTTTAAGCCATAAACCTCAGAAGGAATATTAAATTTTAAAGGCTCTTTTTCTCTGGAGTCTATGAGAATTTTATGTCCGGCATTTAATTGCCCGCTAACTTCTATATTTTTAATTTTTTTATATTTATTATGCAAGCCTAAACTTTTACATAATTCGTAATAATCTTCAAAGTACTGCTCGAAAGTGACAATAGAAGGAATTGCCACCGTCCTTAATTCTATCTGACAAGGAGAAAAGATAAGTTCTTTTTCTCTTTTTCTTTTACTGAGTAAGAGTTGAAGATACTCTTTGGCTTTTTCTAACGGCTGCTCCTTGAGCCATTTTAACTGATTAACTCTACTGTTAAAATCATTTGAAAAATAATAATCTTTAGATTTAAATTTTATAATTGTTTGATCATACAGATCGTAGCGAGGAAAATATTTTTGATAATATGCAGCTACGCGAAGCTTATGAGCTTTCAAGTGAGCGTGTAATTGACGCTCAGTTTCAAAAACTTTATCGCATACTTTGCATTTAACACTCATTATTAAGTTTCCAGTATCTCCTCTTTAGTTAGGCCTAAAACTCTAGCTTTTATTTCGTCCATACTTGATATATTGTCAATCTCTTCAGCTATAGCTTCCTTTCGCATTTCGGCTAGAGCTATCATTTTTTTCCGGCCCTCTTCTTCTTTCCAAACTTCTACTAAGTTTAAAATACTGGCGTTTTCTTCTAATTGATTTTTTAATCTGTGGCTCCTCTTTTGCTTGAGATCGTCTAGTAATTTATGCTGCCTATTTACCGATTGATGGTATTCGTTTTGAGCTGTATTAATAGATTCCACTAATGCCATAGATATTCTTCGACCTTCGGTATCGTTTGCTGCGTCGTCAAGCAGCCCTTGTAGATGCTCAACTCTACGTTGAATATTTGAGGCTATTACAGTTTCTCCAGAAAGAACTATATATTGGTCTACCTCTTCTTGAGTTAAATCTGGTTTGTCATGAGTATATCGAATGAAACTACTTTCATACAATTCTCTATCTACATTAGTAGATAAGTGATTCATGTGGTGTAAAAATCTAAAAGTATGAAGATATCGAATGAGAGTTTCGCAATTCTTTTTGTCGGAAGCGGTAACTTTAGACCTATCTATTCCCTCTAAAATATACTTGTTGATTTTACTTATAGCCCGATCTATTGTTTTCGGCGGCTTGTATTCTTCTTGAGGTATTTCTCCGGCTTGAAAACTTTCTTCAGGATTTAAGTTTTGAATGTATTCTTGTACCGCACGAGCTTCTGGACTCAAGTTAGAAAGGTTAGAGTCGTCGAAAAGCAATCTTGCAATTTCAACAAAGCTCATCATACGGTAATTATTATCTATAAACTCAGCATCCTCTTCTGATAGTTTTATTTTTTCTTTAGGCTGATACTGGTGAGAAGCTTTAGCTTTTAAACCTCTTTCTACTAAAATATCTTTGACTAATCTTCCGTATTTACTTCGACCATCCTTCATGTTGTCAGGTTCATCGGGGAAAAATTTATCCACAAAGTCAGAAGTAAGGGGTTTGATATCAGTAATTCCCTCTTCAAATTTTTTCCAAATAAATTCCTTTTGTTCTTCGCTAGCTTTCATATTATAAAATATCTATTTCGTTATCTTGTAGGATTTTCTTAACCTTGCAGATTATGGATTTTTGAATATTTTTTATCTGCTTGTAGCCCGGTTTCCTGTCTTTTTCTGAAGTTTTATAACCTACAAGCTTGGCCGTTTCTTCTTCTGTTAAATTTTTTATATACAAGGCTTCATAAACTTTCCACTCCAACGGCTTCAAAACTTGCTTCATTCTTTTGTGTAATTTTTGAGCATTGGAAAAAAAATTATCCTCTACATAACTTTGACTTTTAACTTCAAAGAGGTGATTTTCTAAAGGTACGGCTATTTTTACATCATGAGCAACCTTTTTTGTCTTTTCCCATTTAGCCACTAAAGGACAACCATTATCCTGCTTTCCGTAAACCAAGCATTTATCCTCTGCTTCGGCGGCAGCACACCTTGAGCAAGGTTTGGAATAATTTCCGTAATTATTACGTATTATATTTTTTATTTGATTAGTTATAATTCTATTAAGCCAAGGAGCTAAAGGTTGGCTTGAATTATACAAATGCCATTTTTTAAAAATATGTAATTTTATAATTTGAGAAACATCTTCAAAATCAAGCCAGCTTAAAGAATGGAGAGTCCACCTCCCTTTTCTTTTTTCTATCTCATTGTCTATCAGCGGGATAGACTCCTCAAATGAGGGGTTTTTCTGTTTTCTACGTCTAGCCATTATTAGGTCTTATAGCGCCCGCTTCTTTTTGGAACTGCTCTAAAACCTTTTTCTTGGAAGTTCTAGGAACTTTTTTAGTAGCTTTGCCTTGAGGATTGGAAGGTTGTTGAGGAGTCTGTATGCGACTAAGAGCTTCAAGCGAAACTCCCTTTACTTGCTGATTTCCGGATATGTCAAAATCTAGTTTATTAATATTGGGAACTACATCTGCATCTCGCTCTTCTTCGGGTAATGAGGTAGAGTGAGTAGTGCGGGAAGCCTTTAAAGTGCCATCAAGTGAGTTACCACATTTTTGGCAGAATTTTGGCTTTTGCATAGTGTAACTATTATCAGCCCCGCAAGATGAACAATATAATTTCATAATTTTCTCAATATTTGTTTATTTTATAATAAAAACATGAAAACTTCAAATAAATATTTACACGAAAATATTAATAAATTAAAAGAAATTTTAGAAATTTCTTATCCTTTATGTAAGCATCAGGATAGCAGCATCTCTTTGTCAGCCGCCAAAGTAAATAAACTAGCTAAAGAGTGTTTAGATAATTTACAAAAAAAATCAAGATAACTTCTTTAATTTTTTAACTAAAAACTTAACTAGTTCGGACCTCATTATGTCCTCTTCATCAAATTTAAAGTTATAAATTCCATGATTCACGCTTTCGTCATCAGAAAATAATTTAAACATTTTTTCAAATGCGCCGCCGTTACCATTTCTTAAGTCAGTTTGCAATGGGTCTGCTAAAATAAAGCATCTGCTGTTTTCCCCTAATCTAGTAAGAACTGTGGTTATCTCTTTTATCGTAGAGTTTTGAGCTTCATCAAGTATTATGCATTTATCCTTCCAGTTCATTCCTCTAGCAAAGTTAACCGGAAACATACTTACTCTTCCTTCTTCTTCTAGCTTTTCAGCCTTAGTGTCTAAAAGTAACTCGTCTAACTTGTCTAAGAAAGGTAAGTTGTAAAACCTTAACTTTTCTTCTGCTGACCCCGGAAGAAATCCTAAACTTTTATCTGAACTCTCTACCGCTGACCTAAGATACATTATATCCGAAGATACTTTCATATTTAAAAGTTGAAGACTACAGTAAACAGAAAGCAATGTTTTAGAAGTACCCGCTGGACCTTCTACAAAAACTATTTTAGTAGAGGGATGTAAAGCGATTTTGAAAAACTCTTTTTGCTTTTCTGTCCAAGGAAATTGATTTAACTTTATCTGCCTTTTAATTGGGTTCTCTACGGGTACTTTTTCATGACTTTTATTAATGTCTGTAGCTACCTGTTTAGCGCCTCTAATTGTAATTCTATCTTTAGAGTCTTTTCTCTTTGAAGCTCGTTTGGAGCTTGCAGATTTTTTTCTCATCAATTTATATTACACTTCGTAATTATATTTTTCAGAATAATATTTTAAAGTTAAAAATAATCCTTCATTAAAAGTGATTTTAGATTCCCAATTTAATTCTTTTTGAATTTTTGATGGATCGATAGCGTATCGATAATCGTGACCTGCTCTATCTTTAACAAACTTTACAGAAGAAGTATACTCTTTATTTAAAGCATTACAAATACTCATGATTACTTGTAAATTACTTTTCTCGCAATTGGCTCCTACTAGATAAGTTTCATTGATTTTTCCTTTAGTTAAAATTTCCCAAATGGCTTCACAATGGTCTTTGACATATATCCAATCTCTAACATTAGTTCCTTCTCCATAAACAGGAATTAAATCATCGCTTAATAACTTTCTAATTATAGTCGGAATAAGTTTCTCGTCGTGTTGGTTGGGTCCGTAATTGTTAGAGCAATTTGAAATAGTGGCTTTGATTCCATGAGTGTTAGTATATGATTTTACTAAAAAATCAGAAGCCGCTTTGGTTGCTGAGTAAGGATTGCGCGGATTATAAGAGGTATCTTCTGTAAATCTTTTTCCTTCTTCAGCTTCGCCATAAACTTCATCAGTAGAAACGTGATGAAAACGAGTTTTAAATTTTCTTGCAGCCTCTAAAAGAGAATGAGTCCCCACAATATTAGAGCTTACAAATTCTTTTGATCCCTTTATAGAATTATCAACGTGAGACTCGGCAGCTAAATGCACTACATGAGTAATGTCATGCTTGTAGAAGGTATCATAAGTTTTATCGTAGTCGGCTAAATCGTAATTTTCAAAAATGTATTTTGGGTTTTCTGAAAATTTACTGACATTATCTAAGCTTGCTGCGTAAGACAAGCAGTCAACATTAACTACTTTAGACACTTCGTCTTTATCTATTATCAACTCTATAAAATTAGAGCCTATAAAACCACATCCTCCAGTTACTAAAATATTCATAATTACTTATTTTCAACTTCGTACTCTGCTGGGCGGCGACCTAGCTGATCGCTAAACCAAGCTTTGTATTGTCCTAGTATTTTATTTTCTTTGCAACTTCCCCATGCGTTTGACATTTGAGTATAAACATCAGCATCTAAATCTCTGGTTTTTGGAGAAGCAAAAGCTAAGTCATCTTTTACGAAATTTTCCCTTCTCCACGAAACTTGGGAAGCGTCCACATGGCAGCAAGCTGTGTGTAGTTCACCCTCACGATTTAGACCGTGATCACTGGGGCTTTGTAACTGGGGAACTTTATATAAATCTTCAATACAGTTAAATTCTCTTGGGTCAAAAATTGAAACTTTACAGTAAGAGTAAATGGTTTCAACATTATCTAAATAATACCGATTTAACTCTTTTAGATAATCCTTATGTAAAGCGTCATCGTCGCACAACATTAAGCATATATCAGCGTCAGAATGTTGCTTGATGGCTTCATTGGTAAAGCGGCCAAAAAGAGAACCTCCTCTTTCAATCTTTTCGGAAAGAGTGTCTCCGGTTTTAATTATTTTAATTTTATTTTCTAGCTCAGGAGGGTAGCGCTCTTCTTTCTGTATAAACTGCTTAACTAGATGTTCGGCGTTTTGATCTGAACTATCGTCTATTACACTTAAAGACCAATTTGAATACTCGTTATTAAAGACACTTGAAACCGCGAAGTTCATAGCCATACGCGGTCTATCGTAATAAAATAATAATATTTCAATTTTAAGGTCTTTGGTCATGTAGTAAAACTCTTTGGGGAAATTCAATCCCCCTATGTTTATTTTGTTTCCAAGATAATACTATAGCCTCTTCTTTAGGGCAATAAAAATCTAATCCAAGTTTTTTCTTTATCAAATTAGTAAAAGGAATTTCTCCTTTTTTCTCATGACCCAAGTCAACTCCACGATCAAAATGGAATGGTAAACAACTTCTAGATAATTCTTCCGAGTAATTTAAATTTTTAATTGCCTTTAGAATTGATCTCGTAGTTATCCCGCAGCCTCCGTTACAGTGAGTTTTTTGACACCCCACAACCCCATAAAAACCTATTTTATTATCTATGCTTGACATTAAGTCCATAGCATTGCTCAATATTTTATTTTTTAAAATAATCTGATCGTCTTCTATAAAAAACCAATAATCATATTCGTTTTCAAATTTATTAAAAGCAAAATCAAACGCCCCAAAAGATGCGCCTATATTCTCTCTAGAAAAAATTCTTATCCTACCATTTTTCGTGATTTCGTTTTTTAAGGAATGTATAAAGTCTCCACACTGTTTATCTTGAGGGTAAATATTATTTACAAGGATAATATCCGTGGGATGACCGTAATCAATTTCTTTTTCTTTGTTCCACCAATACTTGAGCATTTCTAAATTATCTTCAGCAGCCCACTTCTTTCCGGCGAAGTTTCCTCTCCGGGGGCCGTACCAAGTACATATTACTTTAGCGGCCTTTCCCTTAAGAGTATTTAGCTCTAGCTCCATGTATAAATCATTATCAGTTTCCTCTTTTATTTTAAATCCTAATTTTTCATAAAGACTAAGCGCAACAAAATTACTTTTTAAAACTCGCAACGTAGCTTTGTGATACATCTTAAAAGTGAGACTTTCTAGTAGCTTGCGATAAGCTGCTTTTGCATATCCCTTACCCCTGTGGTTGGGTGATATGTCCATTCCTATTTCAATGCTTGGGTAGCTTGATACGGTTCTAATATAGCCCACCTCTTCATCGTTATGTAAAATTTTTAGCCAATCCGGACTCTTGCTTTCAAACCAATTTTTAAATTCATCTTTAGAAAACTTTTGAGAGTCATGCAAGAAGCGGCGAGTAGAATCATCATTGCGAATTTTTAAAATAAAGTCACAATCCTCTATCTTAATCTTCTTAAAGCTTATACGCACTTTACGCTTTCGTGTATAGGAACAATTAAATCTTGGCCATCTTTATTACCATAACTTATTATTTGGCTATTATGGTTTAAAAAAAGGTTTCTATATCGGTCTCCAGTATCTCTAACGTGGTAGCCTTTTCCTGTTAAATAATTTAAAAAAGTTTGTTGATTATGTTGCCCCCCGTCGTATCCAGCGTGTTGAAACACCTCAAAACCTCCGGCATCAAAATAACACTTCATATTCACAACTCCATTTGCTATACCAGCATGATATCCATTATTGTCCCACCATAGTTGACATACATATCCCAAACTCTCATTTTCGTCAAAATACTGTATAAATTTTTTGTCAAAATTATCAACTATAGGAACGTAATCATCTTCAATGAGAAAGCTATAGTCATAATCATGACCATGTTTTTGTAAAACATCGTTCCACGCTGCATAAGACATTCCTAAGTTTTCTCTAACAATTATTTCACACTCTATATCTTCATAGTTATCTATTATGTATTTGGCTTTTGTGGTTTCTGAGGCGTATTTCGCTTCTTCATTAATAACAAAAAATATTTTAGATACATTGTGATTTAACGTAGATAAATTTTTTAAATGCTTCTTTATATAACTTAGTTTTTCCACTCTATACGCTGCCGCTTCCACTCGCCGCGCACCAAAGTAAGCTGCTACTATATAAGCTATTTTCATGACTTTAATAAAAACTCGGCAAATTTAAATTCCATTTCCGTATCTATGTCTACCGATTCCAGCTCATCTAAAACCCATAAGAAAGGATTGTGGCCTACTACATTTCTACGCGCTATCATTAAATCTCTTGAGATAATTGATATGCCGTAACTTATTCCTAAAATGTTTGGCAAGTCTTGACTATTAGGGGAATTTTCAGGATCATAATTAATTGGACTGCCATCTAGCCACATATGATGTTTAACGGGAAATGCTGTAGCCAAACTATCATACTCATTTTGTTGTAAAAATTTTTCTATTGCTTGGTGATAAGTATCTACTTTTATAAAAGGGCAAGTGACCGGAGCATACATTATATTATCGCTCTCAGTGTTTTTGGCTACATGCTCAAAATACTCGCTATTATTAACTTCGGAGCTAGCGTAGTAAGCCTCTCTTTTGTACGTAGAGACTCCCATGTTAGTAGCTATAGAAAGCATTCTATCGCAGTCTGAGTTAACAACTATTTCATCTATTGTTGAAACATTTTTAAGAACAGAAATTTTTAATTCTAATAATGAAGAGTCTCCAAATGGTTTAATGTTTTTATTTAAAACCCTTTCTGACCCTTTTCTAACTGGAATTAATGCTGTTAACTTAGGCTTCACTTTTTTCTCCTAAAACCGCTAAAGTTTGGTCCCACGATGTGAAGTGAATTCCTTTGTCGTCAATGTAGTACTTTGCTCTTGGTTTTTCACAGGTGACTTTCGATATATATTTTAATAAATCGTGTTTCTGTAACCAATGCGTTACTAATTGCATACCAGTTTTACCATCAACAAGGGGCCTGTCTTTTTTTACCTTTGCGGTAAATATAATAAGAGTATACTTTTTAGAAAGAAGCTGTAGAGCTTCCTCAACTCCTTCGATTGGCTCTCCATAACATGTTCCGTCGTGATAACCCTTGTCGAAGGTGTGAATGACTCCATCAAAATCTATAGCTAAGTTATTTTCTTCAGATTCAAGACCCGGAGGGGTATGCTTAATCTCCTGATCTCTGGCGAACCAAGGATAATCTAATGGATGTATATCTTTTTTCATTTTTTGCACTTTTTTAAGATCGAAGGACAAGTGAATCCTGCTCCATGAATTAACTCATAAGTTAAAGCTAATGAAAGAATTTCGGAAGTATGATATAACTCTACGTTTTGAACTATTTTTATAATATCCGAGTTGCCGCATGGGTTGTACTGAGCGGATATCATGGCAGTAGAAATATTTTCCTCATCACACCAATTTAGAGCAGTAACAATCGCATTAGAAGACTCATTGTTTAACGAACATGAAAATCCAATAGCTAAACATTTAGCATTGTCTACTCCGCGAGTTCGCATTTTAATCCAGTTCATAATCCAATCATTAAAATTGCTATCCGCTATAATAGAAGTGCAAAGAGTGCCGCTTCCCGGAGCTATAACATTTTTATTTGTAAGTCTGGATGAATCTATGGCGGCGTGATCAGCTACAGCCATATTACCCCCATGACCAAACATTAATACATGCTCGCTCTGGTTGTACTTGTTCTGTAGATTTTTCCATTCAGCCGAGGAAACTATCTTCTTAAACTTACTCTCTATTTTTTCTAAATTTAACATTTTAATTTATTTTTAATAAAAGCATAACTCCCCATTGATCTCCAAAATTTTCTGTAGAATTCCATTCGTTGTTTCTTAGGTTGGTGAATAGAGTATCTCTAGTTACGGGGTATTGAGGAAATGTTAATTTTTCATGTACCATTTTATCGTCATCATACTTTTTATAATATCCTACGCTTTCATCGAACAATATGGGAACGTAATCTATTTTAAGATTTTTTTCTTCTGAAAAGTTTTTTAAATCTTGTAAAAGGGGTTTAAGCTTATCTTCTTGTTGAGCTAAACCTACTAAAAATGTTATAGAGCTATTTTTACTGTATAAGTCTTTTACTATAGCGACATCTTCAATATACGTAGTGTAAGTATAACAAGTTTCTATGTCTTTAATCTCTGTGGGGCTTAGTTCGTGAGAGGTTGCGTTTATAAGTTTTCTTTCGCATTGCACGGATCGATTCAAGTTAGATTGATACCAACTATTTTCCATTTCGATAGAAATTAGACTTTTGGCGTAGTAGCTTATTCCTTCGTCTATTTCTCCACCCCTTGATCCCACATGTAAAACATTTTTATCAGTAATGTAAGATTTAATAAAGAACGGAGTCATTAAAGGGTAGCGCCAATTTATATGCTCATTAGATAGCACTTTTCTTTGGAGAAAAAATTTATCGCTAGCATTGTATATATCTTTTAGCTTTTTGCTAACCTCTTCTTTGAAAGAAGAAAAACTTTTATTCTCTTTTTCCATATCCGGAAAATAATCAAAGATAACATGCTGAGATGGGAGTAGTATATTTTTCATTAGCAAGTATAAATTTCTTCGAAGAACCCTTTTAATCCAACTGGATTTACGGATATTATTTTTGTTTCTACGTGACCCTCTTCCACAAAAGCTTTAGCTCTTCTCCATCCATTTAAAAAAGGCTCATATCCAAATTGAGCGCCGTTAATTCCTAATATATTATTAAAACATGTATTACCGGAGCAATCACATCCAACTATATATATTTTAGATACTCCAACATAAAAAAGAAAATTTAAAGCGTGAAATATTATAGATTCTCCATGAGTAGGGTTTTCAGAAATATCTTTAGTAAACTCAGGATAACTATTCATTACAGACATTCCATAAGCTCCAAGCTGCTCACCTTCCTCTTGAGATAAATGTAATGGATGTGGCCTCCCGTCTACTTCACACGCGCAAAACTTATCTTTTTTAACTTTGAATGAAGCGTCCATATGTCTATTTCTATCTCCAAAAAAATAATAATCTAATAAAGTATAACTCTCTAAGCTTTGGTCAAAGAAGCGGTGTTTGCCTATGAAATTAGTGCCTACGCTAATATCGGGATTTACTTGTGTTGAATCGTATAAGTCTAGAGAGGGGCCAGTGCCAAATAATACCGCAGCTTGGCCTTTGTATTTATTTTCGTACTTTTTAAAAAAGCTGTTAATCATTTCTCTGATATTAATGGTAAATCTTTAAGATTAACAGTAGTCAAATTTTCTTCATTAGATATATAATTGACTATTTTTTTAAAATCACTTGCAAGGCTTTTTTCTACTAATCCATGAAAAGTAAATATTGCATAAGCATTGTCAGGCATTTTTGTGACATCTTCTACAAAATCATCAAATCTATAGATGTAATTCAAAACTCCAGTAGATTTTATAAGCCAATTTGATTCGCAATGATCGGGAAAGTAAGAAATAGGAGGCCGAGGAAAATTAACATCTCTTGTCAGATTATTCCAAAAACTCCAATAAGTGTCATCATATATATAACCTGTTCTAGCATGAGTAAATCCTGCAGATTTAATTAGAGAGGCAACTCTATAGTCAGTATGGTATCCCGGATAACAAAATGTTTTAACGTCATCGATGCCAAAAAAAGAAAGCAAATCATTCATTCCTTTAACTTCTTTAATTATATCTTCATCTTTTAGCGTTCTTAGGTCACGGTGCGTTAAAGAATGATTTCCAATCTCCATTCCTTCATTAACAAAATCTTTAAGATTATTAAAGTCTAAGGCTTCTTCGCTCATACCTAGAGAGCTATTTTTCCAAAGGTTTTTAATGCCGCAGATGAAGAAAGTCCCTTTTAATTTATTCTCCGCAAGAAGGGGTAAGGCAACATCATAATGAGATTTAAGGCCGTCGTCGAAAGTAAGGCATATGTTTTTCATTTTTACCACCCCTCTTTAATACTAGAGACAATATGCTCTCTGTCTTCTTCAGTTACCCACCATCCCACTGGAATAGATATCAAGCGTGGAGTAATTTTATCCAAAGAAGGAAGATGAGCGTTAAACTCTTTTACGCATGAATGAATATCATTTCTTTCGTGAACTTGGCTAACCATAATGTCGCATTTTTTCATATGGTTCATAAAGTCATCTTTTCGATCTACTAAAAAGCTATAAATCCAAAATGAAGATTGATGATCAGGCTTCCTAGTGAGTAATTGAACTCCTTCTACTCCAGCTAATTCTTCATCGTAAAATCTCGCGTTGTCCCTATGAGTACCAACAAGTGTATTAATATGCTTAAGATTTTCTATTCCAATAGCTGCGGCAATATCATTCATGTGAAACTTAAATCCCCATTCAGCTATATCAGCCTCACATCTAAAATCTTTTTTATTATTATCTCTATCTATTCCATACCATCTAAGCAATTTTGATCTTAAATAAAAATCATAATTAGGGCTAACTAATAATCCACCGTCTCCCGTGGTTATGTGCTTAATGGCCTGAAAACTAAACGTACAGAAGTTTCCGTGGCTTCCTATGGGTTTTCCTTTGTAAGAGCTTCCGATGGCGTGAGCGCAATCCTCGATGACCATAGGTCTAAACCCGTAGAGCTTTTCTGTTTTATCTACAATATTTTTAATTCTATCTAAATCAACCGGATAACCTCCCCAATGAACTACAAAAATTACTTTAGTCGTGGGAGATATTTTTCTCTCTAAATCATCTAAATCCATGTTTAGATTTTCCTCATCTACATCCACCCACTTTATTTTCAAATTGTTAGCTAAAATAGGCCAATTCGTAGCGGTGCAAGTTAAAGGCGTTGTGAGAACCTCATCGCCCTCATTCACCCCATTCCCCTTCATTAGATGCAAAGCTAAGTGTTCAGCCGATGTGGCCGCGTTGGTCGTAGCTACGTAATCACTTTCTAGCAATTTTTTAAGCTCCGACTCAAAAGACTCGACTTTCGGCCCTTGTCCGATAAAACCGCTGCTTAATACTTCGCCCACTGCCTCCTTGGCAGTTTCAGCCATAAATACTTTAAATAGGGGTATCATTAGTTTACTTCCGTCCAATACTTAAGAGATTCAGCTATAGCTTCTTCAGTGTCCCTCATTTTTATTCCCGTTTTTATAAGTTTGGAATTATCGAGAACACAATTAGACCTTGGAGCCTTCGCTCCAAAACCGTAAAATTCCTCATCATTCTCCCAGAATTTAAATTCTTTATTTAATTTTAAATATTTTTGTATTAAACCAACCACTTGCTTGGTTGTGACAGGTCCGGTATTTACTATGTTGTAAATTCCGTAATCTTCTTTATTTAACCATAAGTCTAAACAAGCATCCACAAATTCGTATCGATGAGTCATCGAATTAGTGGCGTTTAATAACTTATCGTAAGTCATCATCTTGGATAAATAATTTCTTCCGCTACTAAATTTATCGAACGGTATCCTTAGTCTCCAGATGTAGTAATCATCGCACACATTAGCTATTCTGTTTTCAGCTAAAGCTTTTGTTCCACTATAATAGCTTCCATTTGAAAAATCGAAGTTAGGAGCCTCATCTTCCCTGTATCCTGATCCATCCTCTTTGTATCCACCGTAAATGCATCCAGAAGAAACATGAGCGAAAGGAACACCTGCTTGAGCGCAGCATTTAGCTAAAAATGTAGGAAATTCTACATTACCTTCGTAAGTAGCTTCTTTGTTGTCCTCACAAGCGTCTACGTTAGGTTTACCAATGTATCCTGCTGCATTTATAACGAGGTCCGGAGAAAACTGTTCAATGAGGGTATAAAACTTTTCATAATCATGAAGACCTTGGTCTCCCTCGGAATCGAGGTATAATTTCCAGTGTGGAATCTGAAAACAATTTAATTCCTTATTTTTGTATATTTGCTGGGTAAAAACCTCTCCTATATAACCTGTGGCTCCAATAAGGAAAACGTTCTTCATAGGGAATAATTATCCAGATTTATATCTTTAAGTAAAGGAATAAATCTTTTTATTTCATTATCCTCTATTTCATTATAAATCGAAGCATCGGGTATATGACCATAGTTTCCCCATCCCGCGTCACGATGCATTTGAGATTTCTTCGAAAACTCTTCGTGAGACTTAAATCTATAATGATTGCAAGACACTATCGATCCTTTGTCTTTGTTGAGAGAGAAAGCTGGGTGATAATAGGGAGTTTCATTTTCGGGGCTAATATTCATGCCAATTTTTTCTTTATGCTCATTTACTCCATAAAATTCATCTTTATAAATAAAAAAGTGAGCGTTGGGCGTTTGCCTCGTTCTTTCTAGGTCAATTCTGTCTAAACGAGAAATTGGCTTACAATGATCGTTCTCATGATGATCTAATGAAGCTCGTTTGTTAAATGTGTCTATAACAAGATTATTTTTCTTGAACTTCTCTCCGGAGTCTCCAAACATTTTCCAATTAACATGAAGTCCACCAAAATCTTCATAATCTTGTAAAACATCTAATAAATTTTTATTTTTATCTTTGGGGTAAACAAATTCATCTAAATCAAAGAAGCACATCCACTTAGAAAAATTTTGGTAAGCATTAACTATAGAAAATCTATATTGTAATGTTAAACCCTCAAACCATGCTGGGCCTCCGCAATAATTATATTTTACAAATTTATTATTAAAATAAGCGTATTCTACTATTCCTCTTTTTATATAAGGTTGGATTATTTCGGGGGTATGGTCTTTACTACCAAAATCGTAAATTACAAAATATTCAACTCCTTGAAGCAAATAGAAATTAATCCATTCTTCAAGATACTCTCCCATGTCTTTTATGCCTAGATAGGCTGAAAGCTGCACAGGGTATTTCTTCATTTGGTTATTTTTTGCAAATAGTCTTTATATTCGCAAGAAGGGATTTTAGCAAGATAGTTAGAAAGCTTGTCTTTGGTTATATACCCCCGATTTAACCCTGCTTCCTCTGGACAGCCTATCTTTACTCCCTGACGGGTTTCGATGGCATGTACGTACGCTGACGCTTCATGTAGGCTACTGCTCGTGCCAGCATCTAACCATACGCACCCACGATTTAATTTATATGTATTTAGTTGCCCCCGATCTAGATAAGCTTGAATGACATCTGTGATCTCTAACTCTCCACGGGCAGATGGCTTAACATTTTTAGCTATCTCTACTACTTGATCGTCAACCAAGTAGACTCCGGGAATTGCGAAGTTGCTTTTTGGTGCTTGAGGCTTTTCCTCGATAGAGATAGCTTGATTTTTACTATTAAATTCTACAACTCCATATCTTTCTGGATCAGATACTTCATATCCAAAAATTGTACAACCCTTATCAAATTTATTAAATACTCTTTTAAAAGTTGTACTATTACTTAATATATTATCTCCAAGTATTAAGCATGTTTTATCTCCCTTCTTTATGAAGTCTTTTGCAAGAATAAAAGCCTCTGCTATGCCATTAGGATGATTTTGAATCTTGTAGCGTATTTTTACCCCGAATCTACCGCCCCCGTTCAAAACGCCTTTGAACTTAGGAACATTTTCAATAGAAGTTATGATTAATATGTCATCTACCCCGTTTTCTATAAGAGTAGTTAATGGATAGTAAATCATTGGCTTGTCATATACAGGTAACAAGCCTTTTACTAGGTTTTTTGTTAAAGGATACAGGCGGCTTCCGCTACCTCCTGCTAAAATGATGCCTTTCATGTATATACTTACCCCAGATTACATTTTTTTGTCCGGTGAACTCGCTGATAACCTTACGTTCCCATGCTAGCGTTTTAAATTTATTATTCAACTTATAATTTTTATTATAAATTGCTTTATGTATTGCTAATGCTACTTCTTTATCTTTTGATATTTTATTTTTATCAGGATTGGGTTTGTACATTTCTGCTCTTACTCTTTCGTGATAATCAAAATACATGTTTTTTAGTGTTTCTGTAGAAAAATGCATAAATTTGATTCTACTTGGAACACACATGGGCAAGTCTTCTGGATTATACGCCATTGTGTTAGTGGGAGGCTCTGGGATGGGTTCGTAGTAACGCCCGTTGTCCACCTTCTTGTGGTAAGCGGGATAATGATGAATATAAAATTTATTATTTACTTTTAATATTACCCCATCTTTATTTGGAGCATTAATGTCTCCCCAAGAGTATTTTGATGTTGGTTCGTAGATACTGGCGTTTATTACAGTATTGTCTTTGAATTTAAAGACCGCCCCGAAGGTTTCGGGGAATACGCCGATTGTTAGTGCGATGACTAGTAGCGTTCTCATGTATTTACTGTATTACTTTTATAAGTAAAAGTCAAGTAGATTTCGGGGGTAGCCTCCGGGATTTTTTGAGTTTACTAATTTGAAAATATTAATTTTTAAATATTTTAAAGAAAAGGGGGGGTACATAAGGTGAAACAAGATTTCGCGGGTACATATAGGACAACCCCCCACCGGGCGTGCGCCCCACTCCTATTGAAAAGATTCCATTTAATAGGGGTCGGCCTCGCGGCTTGCGCGAGGCCCAGCCTCCCCCTAGTTAGCGAGGGTTGATCTCGCGGTCATCCACAAAGCTATTCCAGAAAGGCAAGCTCGCCACCTTTTCGTTTGTGGTTACTACTTTGACTAGCTCCAAGCCAAGGCGAGAGCGGCGGTGTGCGTTCATACCTCGATTGATTTCCCTAATGGGATAAGCGTGGTAGCTGCCGTCTGCATAGGTAAACCGTGCGTGAGTTGCGCCCGCTTCAATGGCTGCTTCCAGCTTGGCGTTGTATTCGGGGCTGAGTTCTTTGACTAGGTTTGGTTTGTCGTTCATCTTGGTAATACTATAAGGGTAATTCTTAAAAAAGTCAAGGGGTTTTTTTAATTTTTTTTAGAAACATTTTTCGTACCAATACTCTGCGCCTTCGTCGGCAATCTCTCCGGAAAACTCATCATTGAAGAAACTCAACTCGTGATCGGTAGCGGCGCGAGCGTTGCCGTTTTCCTCAACCGTGCAAGCGTTCAAAATATAGGTATCGTAACAATCCTCGGCCCCGTCGATCTCGATTTCCAAGTCGCGAGCGGTTGTCCATAATTCGTTCAATTTGTTCGTGTCGTTCATCTTGGGTTTATCCTCTCAAAAATTCTGGATTGGGTCAATACTTTTTTTTAGAAATAAAATTCTTCGCTGGTGGGCATCATGTCGCGGAAGCTCTCGGCGTCTTGCTTGGCTTTGTTGGCGCGTGCTTGCGTGGCGCGTATGCTTGCCTTTGCTTGGACTAGCTCGGCCTTGTACCCCATGAAGATCGCTTCAACGGGTTCTTGCGGCGCGTTGATGTCCATTGCGATGAATGCCTCGCACGCTGCGATTGCATTGGCTGCGGCCT